AAACAGCCTTGTTAGCTCTTCCGCCCACTGATCCAGTTAGATATCTTTTATCTAAAACTTTTTGAACAGCTACTGGATCTGTGATTGCAATCTGCAGCCTAACGTAAGATGAGCCATCTTGCTCTTTGTCCATCTTGGCTGCCATTACTCTGCCAATAGGCTCAGAGTTTAAATCATGATTTAAAATAATTGGCTTTGGATATGGTTCAACCCATGACTGAAGAGCTTTTTCTAACTCAATAGCTGAGTAGTTATTATAGTTTCCGTGTCAAGCCTTCATGAATAGCGGCGACTTCTATAATTAATCCCTGATTAAGATTATTTGCTTCCTCAAAAGAAAAGTCTGATTGAGAGAAATCAGGTAGTTTTACTGTAAAGTTTTCGACAAAGTCAAAAGCCATGTTTACTCCATTTTTATTAGATCAAAATATATAGTAATTTACTTTTATAGCATTAAACAATTTTATATAAAGATATCACGTTTTTATATAGTTTTCAAAAAGAATAGATTCTCTTTGATCACCTTCTTTTAAGAACTTCAAAAGAAATTCCTCATGCATTAGGTGTGGAGCATAAATATAGGATGCGCTGTAAAGGTCAAGACCTTTTCTTTTGGCGTCAAGACACCATCCCAAATCTTCTCCTTGAGAATGAAATTCATAATTAACATTCTCATATGTTTTTTTGGACATCATTTTAGCAGCCATTATAACATCTGCTTTAAAATAACTTCCAATTGGATAAGACTCTTGCCTATAGGCTTTGTCAGATCCGTCATCTTTCCATGACATTACGCTTGGAAACTTAGTGTCAAATGGAGTCATAAACATTAGTGGACTTACTGCATCTGCGCCATCGTCGATATGTGCAGCGAGAAGTTCTATTGTTGATGGATGTTTAATTATTATATCAGAATCTAAACTAAAATAATAATCAGGACTAATTTCTCTTGCTTTTTTTAAAAGAGAGTTTCTAAGATTAACCATGTTATGGTATTTTGACATGGTCCACTGTCTTGAGTTTGCTGAATGCTCAAAGTGCGGAATATCTTCTCTGATAGTTATTTCACAATGGGCAATCTGCGGATTCATATCCGCAAATCTTTTTATAAAAGCTATTGTTTGTTCGTCGTCTGGTGCAGCTTCAAAAATGAAACCTATATCAGAAAGAGGAACAGATTGTCTTTCTATTGCTGATGCCCATAGTGGGAATATCCAACTTCTTTTATAAATTGGACAACCAATTAATACCTTCATTATACTTCCTGTGTGTCAGGTTTTTCTTGCTTTACTGTCTTTTTGGGAGCTGGCTCAATTTTTTCAACTGGTTGCTCTTGCTGTATTTTTTCTGCTACTACTTCTTTTGTTACTTCTTGCTGGACTTCTTCTTCGTCTTCACCTTCTGTGACAGCTTCAAAAATGTCAACAAAAGCGTCAACTATATCTACAAGAATTTGTAAAGCCAATCTTACTTGACCATTTTCTACAGCTTCTCTAAAACCTTCTACGGCATCTTCTTCTCTAAGATATTGCTTGGAGATTTCTGACTCAATCATAAAACTCATTGTGTTTCCTTATTTTCGTTTACTTCAATGTCTATTGGATATATATTATACTCGTCTTCTAGCAAACTTTCAACAAGACCTAGCCATGAACTGTCTGATCTTTTTATATTAGGAGAATTATTTCTTCCTTGTTGATTTTGTGGTCTAACAGAATTGCCTGGACCTCTTCTGTTGGATGGAAGATTTCTTTCTCCCTTTTGTGCTGGCTCCTGCTTATCGGCATCTACAACAACATCTTTTTGATTCTTTTGTTGTGCATTTTGCGTTATTTTAGCTTGAGCTTTTGCCATATCCATTTGAATCTTTCCTTGCTTAGCTTGAAAAAGATCATCCTCTTCAACTTCTGGATCGACACCTAAAGCTATTCTAGCTTCGGTTAAACCAATAAGATTACTTACATACTTTTGTATAATGTGTGTTTCTTTTTTAACTTGAGTATCAACGTCTATTTCATTAAACTTAAAATAACAACGATCAGATGTTTCGTTTCCAATTGGATTTGTAATTGGATCAAATCCGCCTTCAAACAAAATCTCATTAAATATATGAAGTCTTATCATCTCAGCAAATTGCTTTTGGAACTGCTTTATCTTGTCATATAATGCAGTATCAAGCCTTTCAGTCATGGCTCTATTGCCGCCATTGAGAGTCATGCCCAAGTGGTGAGGAGCAACGCCTAAGCCAATTGCTACTCTTTCCTTAAAGTGATCAAGATAAGCACTAGCGTCTAGTGCCGAATTGCCAGCACCGATAACATCAACATCATGCCTAAAAGGAAGAATTAATCCACCTTCTGCTCTAAGGTTTTCAATTTCAAATGCCGCTTGATCTATTTCTTCTGGTTCTGCTGGTTGATCTGCAGTACCGATTCTATACTTGTAAAGAGGGAACAATTCTCTATGGACAAGATTTTGTATATCCTCTTCCATCTGCCTAAGGGCTACGACGTCATCTAAAACATTAGACATAAACGGAGTTCCAAAAGCTCTTCCTGGTTTTCTGTCAAAGAAAAGGTGGATAACTCTTTCTGCTGACCAAACTGGATCTCTATCCGTTGGCGCATAAGTTAATGGATCAGTTTGCTGCTGATAAGATTTAGGTCTGTTGTATCTGTCTCTAAGTATTCTAGTTTGCTCTGTAGGTATTAAGTAATACCCTACTACTGGTTGTGTAGCATTGATGGGTTCAATCTTTGAGGGAAAGTACTGAGACAGATCGCCTCTAGCCTTAACAATAAATACGTTTGCAAACTTAAAAAGCTGATCAGATAAATCAATTAAGAATTCAAGGAATGGCCTCTTCATTGCCATCTCCATATAATCGATTCTTTGATAAAGATACTCTACTGCCTCAGGGTTTTCTCCGACTATTTGCCAGCCCTCTTTCCAGAAGAGGTCTTTATACTTGGCTACCGCCTGCTTAACATATGAATCTGTATCAACAGCTTGAATAATTCGATCAAAGTCGTAAGGAGATGGCTCGAAGTTGCTTCTGCCCGTATAAAAATAATTAGTGCCCTGGTAACCAAGTGCTAGGGCAGCAACTTTCATAGTCTTAGCTAAACCACTTATTTGGGTAGCGTCCAACTGGGCGGCAGCAAAGTCAAACTCTTTACTAGAAGACTGCTGAAAGGGTAGATACTGACGTATAGGCATGTGTTTTGTACTCCAGAGTTTTAATTTATTTCTCTATAGTACGGTTTTTTATTTAATATATTCAGCTTTTAAGACCAGTTGCTTCAAAGGTCTTATTGAGAACAATATTCTTAACCGCTTCAAGCCAGAAAATTGTCTCTGGCTCAGAGAAATCGCTTTTATAAGCTAAATTTGCTTCACTGATATTAATAGTGATTGTGAATTCTTTTGGTGCTTCTGCTACTGTTTCTTCTTGTGACATTTTACTTTTCTTTCTTTGTTGTTTCTGGAACTGAAAAATCTTCTTTTTGTTCTGACGCCTGCTGGATTTGAGATACCAGTTGTTTAATTGTTGCTTCTTTAACAACTAGCTCTGTCATAAGCTGGCTAACTTTTTCTTGAAATGATTGAATAATTAGATTTACATCTAAATTAGACTCTTGCATTGTTTCTCCTAATATAGAAATTACTGATAGAGTATATCAGTTGATTTATTGGGCTGCAAGTTGTGACTCTAAACTTTCAATGCGAGATAAAAGATTTTGAACTGTTGCAACTAAAATTGAAGTTATCGCAGTTCTTTTATAGTTTACTACATTAAAATACTCTTCTGAATCTATGTCTTTTTCTTCAAAAGATTGTTCTTTAAATTTTTCAATTCCTTCTTTTGTTAAATCATAGATTGCCAAAGTAGGTATTTTTTCTTTTATGTCTTCAGCTATAAAACCATAGTCATAGTCAAGTTGTTTGAATTTATAAGAAAAATCATTATCAAACTTTTCTTCTTTTTTGTAGGTAAATTTTTTAGGAATTAAGTTCTTAACTAATGATAAAGCCTCTTCGCTTGTAACTGTAGAAACATTTTCTTTAATCTTAATACTAGAACTAGTAGTAGATCTAGCCAATACATAGGTACCTTTTGCGTTTACAGTTCTCCACATTGCAACGCCTGCTGTAGTATTTGGGTCTGCAGTTGTAGTTGTTGGTGTATCTGAAAAAACATCATTACCAGAACCAGTTAGTGCACCGCCTCTAAATACCATATCATTATTTAAATACAGAGCGTACTGAGTTCCGGTTTCATCTGATAAGTTTATCTCCATATTTATATCTTGACTCCATGTAGAACCAGTCCAATATCTTGGCTCAATAATAACAGCCCTTGGTATTCCTGTTGACGCGCCTCTGTATCTAATGTTTAAAGAGCCATCTAAATTTCCTATTTTTGTATCTTTTCCAGATGCACTTAAAATCCAAATGGCTCCAGAGCTTGCACCTGCAACAGGATTGTTATTCGAGTCTTTTCCATCTGCTCTAATTTGTAATCCTAAGTCTGTTGTGATTCCTGTTGCATATATATTGTTTGCAAAAACGTTTCCTGAAGTATCTACTTTGAAAGTTGGAGTTATGCCAATCGCAGTGTTTTGAATATTGGCACCGGTTAAATTTCCTCCAGATATTGTTCCTGTAGCGGTAATCGTTCCGCTGAAAGTGCCTCCAGAAGCAATTATAGTTCCGGCAACTGTCAAGTCTGTTCCATCAAAATAAAGTTTATCACCTAAAGAAAATTTATTTGCAGTAACTCCACCTGCAGTATGTGCGCCAACAAACATTACTGAGCTTTGATAACCTCCAGCACCAAATTGCAACGAGCTAGTACCTATCGTTAGTCCGCCAGCGGTTGAACTCTGAATCGTTGCGTTAGTTGTTATTGCTCCAGTTACAGTTAATGTATTATTATCCCACTGCATGTAGTTAGTGGAGTTTCCAACTTTTAATAGAGATCCACTACCAGTTCCTCCAGTTGGATTCCAGTACAACTGATTAGTTGCGTTACCTACAACGAATTCTAAATTGCTTGCACTATTTGCAGAGTTTCTTGCCCATCTATTATAAGCGTCTATAAATATTGAGTTAGCTGATAAGGTTCCTCTAATTGAAGCTGCATCAAATTGTGCTGTTCCATCACCTTTGATTATCCAACCTTGACCAACACCCAAAGCTCCTTCAATAAAATTAGAAGATCTAATTACTGACATTCCATTAGTTGGAGTGTAGGATTGTAAAGTCCCTGATGCATTCTGTAGAATTACTTGTTCTGCTGTCATTAAGCCTGTGGTTATTTTTCCAGCTGTTAATGAACTAATATATTGATCTTCAATTAAAGGTATATTTCCGCTATGTGTTGCAAGAGCTGTCCATGCTCCACCTGTGCCAGAAGTATTAATTGCTCTGACTCTTCCGTAATATTTCTTATATGCTACAGTTTCTGCCCCTGTTGTTGGATTAACATTTCTTGTTGTGTTTGCAACGGAAATAACAAAGACTGTTGACCTTTTTTTTCCCGTAGAAACTAAAGTCGAAGAAATAGTTTCCCCATCATATATTTCATATTCATATTCGGCAAAGTCTTGATCTGCAACTGGTTGAATAATAAACATAACAGATTCAAAGTTGCATCGAACTTCAAAACCTGTAATGCCACTTGGGACAGAACTAGAAGATGGAGTCTTAATTCTTATTGAATCTGGAATAGTATCTGATGCAGATATTTCTGTATTCTTTGGCTTTACCGCAAAAAGATAATTTGAATCTGGCTTTAAGCCACTTACTGTTTTTCTTATGATTGCCATTATCTTACTACTCCTGTTGAAATAAACGCTATATTTTCTTCTATCTCTTCTTGTCTAACAGAAAGATTATAATTTTTAGAGAAAGCGTATTTACTTATTTTACATTTTTTATTAGTTGAAGAAAGGTTCTTTTTTTCTAAAACTTCTATCTCAAAAGAAAAAGAACCATATATATCTTCATAGTCTTCTAGCTCAGTATAAGTTTTTGTATCTACAGAATAAATAACTGTATCTGTCAGTGCGGTTGCGCTATATAAATCAATCTCTTCTTCCTTCATTACTTTTTGTCCAATTCCAGAAGAAGAAGTCTTTATAATTTTAATCTTTACAGTTCCAGCTTCAGTATTTTTATCTCCGTATATTTTAAGAAAAGGACCATTAAATGTTCCCATTGCTTTATCTCCAGAGTTAGTGCTGGTTGAAGAATCCCAAGACCCTGTTGCAGACACATAACCCAGTACTGCAACTCTAGTGTTATCTGAACTTCCTAGTACTTC